TGTTGCCTATCGGGGAGAAAATCCCGTTGCCGAGAACACACAGGTTTACAAAGTTGTTTCACAGTTGGCGTCAAACCTTCCGACTGTAGTCTATGACCTTTATCTTTTCGGTAACAGCATCTTCCTAAAGCAGCGGGTTGGAGAGCGGATTGTTTCGCTCCAACACATTCAACCCCAGTCGGTTTCGTTTGACAGCGAAACTCGCAGGTTTTTGGTTTACGCCAGCGAAGGGAGCATTGAAGTTGCGGAGAAGGATGTTATTTGGTTCAAGTTTGTCAATCCGATTGACCCTGAAGGCTGGGGTCTTTCTATTTTCGCTTCAATTGCTTTCAACCTCAAAGTCATCTCGGAAATTGACCAAGCCACGACGGAGTTCCTGCAAAATGGTGCAATCCCGCTTGGCATCGTGAAAGTTTCCAGAGGTGTTGATATTGAAGAAATCCGCAGGCGTCAGGCTCAAATTGAAGCGTCGGTTGGTCGTGGTCGGAGATACAAGTGGCTTGCGGTCTCAAAAGACACTGACATTGAGACCGTTGACACTTCTCTCAAACTCGGAGACTTACCGACTTTGCGAAAGACCCTGCGGGAAGAAGTGATGGCTGCGTTTAATGTTCCCCCTGCGGTCTTGGGTTTCTACGAATATGCGAACTACGCTAACTCCCGTGAACAAACCAAAATCTTCTGGCGAGACACCATTCTCCCGCTCCTTCGGTTGATTGAGAACACGATTAACAACCAACTCATGCTGGATTTCGGCAGTGATTACTGGGTTGCGTTTGATTTGACACAAGTTCCTTACCTGCGGGAGAACATTTCCGATGTCGCCGATGCGCTTGTGCGAATGGTCTCAGCGGGAATTGTGACAATCAACGAGGCACGGGAAATCATCGGTAAAGACGAACCTGTTGACTGGGGAGATGTTTGGTGGGGTAACATTTCAACCGTTCCCATCGCCAAACCGCAAGAAGAAGAGGCGAAACAATTTTTTCGTTCGCAGGCTGACGAAGAAATCTATTGATGAGCGGTTATGGCTTCGGTTTCTTCGGTTGCAGCATCGGGTTGAACGATTAATCCACAACGCTATTAGGGATTACGCCGATAGTCTTCGTCGGAGATTGCTTCGTCAGGTTAAGTTTCTTGACTACAATCCCAACGAAGAAGCGGATATTTTGTGGTCTCTGATTGAACCGCATCTGACCTACGCTGCGGAACGAATTTCCGAGTTGGTTGATTTCACTCCCGATTGGTCAATTTACGATGCTAAGGTTTCCGCTCGGTTACGACGACAAAAGCGACGGATTAAGTGGGTTACCGACTACACTTGGGAGCGCTTGAAGAAGAAGTTAGACGAAGCGCTGGAAGCAGGCGGGTCGGTCGGAGACATGGTCAAAGCGATTGAGGAAGTTGTCGGAGAGTTGGAGTATTGGCGTGGTGAAAGAATTGCGAGAACTGAGGCTTCGGCTGCGGTCAATGGAGCATTCCAAGAAGCAGCGCTCGCAGCGGGAATTGAAAAGAAGATGTGGTTGGCAGCGTTAGACGAACGAACCCGACCAACACACGCTGAGGCGCACGGTCAAGTCGTCGGGATAAATGAACCCTTCATTGTTGGCGGATATGCCATGCAGTTTCCCGCTGACCCTTCTGTTAACGCACCACACGAAGTCATCAATTGTAGATGCACGATAATCGTCGTGTTTGATTGAGCGACTGAATTTATTTGAATAAATTCAGTTTCGCAGGCACTTAAATGTAAGGGGTGATGAATGTAATGAAGCAAGCACGCCAAATCTTAGCAAACATCATCACAAAGTCGGAAGAGGGGGAAGACCGCCAGTTTTATGTTGGTGTCGCCACGACTTCGGATGTTGACCGTGTCGGGGAAAGAGTAAACCTGAAAGGTTTGACGAACTTAGACGAATACTTGAAGAACCCGATTTTGTTGTTCAACCACGACATTCACTCTCCAATCGGTCGGATAACAAAAGTTAACCTTCTTGATGACCGAATTGAAGTTGAGTTCACTTTCGCCAACACCCCAAAAGCGCAAGAAATCAAGCAGTTGGTTGACGAAGGAGTTTTGAATGCTCTCTCAATCGGTTTCCTTTCGCTGCAAAGGCTTCGGGATGAGGCGGGGAATGTTGTTCACAACCAATGGCGTTGGGTTGAGACTTCGGTTGTTACAATTCCTGCTAACCCGAATGCGATAATTTATCGCTATCTTGAAGAAGATAAGGAGGTTGATGAAACTATGTCGCATGAACCTTTGCCTTCGGCAAAAGGCGTCGTTCCCGACAATGATGCGGAATTTCCCGTCTATGAAGACATGGAGCGGGAATGGGATGCGGATGAAAGCGAAATTCGCTGGCGGAAGTATGTTGGTGTGGAGACTAATGAGGATTTGAAAGACCCAGAGAAGCGAAAGAAGTATGCGAAACGCTTCTTCTGGGTTGACGACGAAAATGCCGACAAGTTTGGCGCTTACAAACTCCCGCATGTGGATGTCATTGGCGGAAAACCCTATGCAATTTGGCGTGGAATTGTTGCTGCAATGGCTGCGTTACTTGGTGCTCGTGGCGGTGTAGATATTCCCAACGAAGACAAGGAAAAGGTGTATCGTGCAATCGCTAAATACTATCGTAAGGTAGACAAAGAACCGCCAGAATTCCACAAAGGTGTGGAGTTCTTCAAGGCTTTGCGAAACTTATTAATAGTAATTGGAGGTGTTAGCGAAGATGACTGACGAACTCATTCGTGAAGTTCAAAACGCTACAAAGAGCATTTTAGAGCAAAAAGCAGTTGTGGATGAACTCAAAGAGCGTGTTGAGAACATTGAAAAAGCCTTAGCACGGGGAATTAACACCGCTGCTTTACCTGCCGTTGAGGGTTCAACCGCACAGGAACGGTTGGAGAATTTCGCATTGATGGAGAGCGACAACCCTGAGGTGCGTAAGGCTCAGGATTTGTGGGATGCTTATGTCGTTTTCGCAATGTTGCGCAGGCGGAAGGGGTTAGAGCCTTCTGGTTGGCTTGAGCGACGCTTCCGTGACCTCGTGGTCAAGATTGCGGGTTCTGACTTGCCTGGTTATATCCCGACTGGCTTTTCCGCACGGATTTTCCAACTCGTTAGGCTTCAGCCTTCTGTCGCTAAAGTCTTTGAAACCATTGATTTGCCTTCAGAAATTTACAAGCCAGCCATTCAACTGAGCGGGATTACTGTCTACGGAGTTGACCCTGAAGCGCAAGTTACGCTTTCTACTCCAAGCGCTCCGAATGTGGAATTTAGAGCAAAGAAGATTGCTGCTGCTGTCACTGTCGCTGACGAAGTGACGGAAGATAGTATCGTTCCGATTGTGCCAGTTTTGCAGGCTGAGTTTGCTTATGCATTCGCTGATGCAGTGGATAAGGTTATCCTTAAGGGTGACACTTCCAGCAACGATAACCTTCTGAGGCTTTGGGATGGTCTGCTCAAGTTGTCTGCTAACCCTGACGCAGGTGCACAATGGAGTGCTTCCCAAGTTCGGTCTGCTTTGGCTGCGTTGGATGTCGTCAACCCGAACGAAATTGTGCTTATCGTTAATCCCGCAGATTACGCCGAAATGTTGGGTTGGAGCGAGGTTATGACGGTTGATAAATATGGCGCCGCAGCGACGATTTTGACTGGCGAATTGGCGAAAGTTTTTGGTGTTCCCGTTGTGGTTTCACCACACGCTGACCATCCCGTTGTGGTTCTTCATCGCTGCTTCAAGTTGGGTGTGCGTCGTGGCGTTAAGGTTGAGACCGACCGAGATGTGCTGAGGCTGCGGGATGTTTTGGTCGCTTCAATGCGTGTAGATTTTAAGAAGGTCAGCGGCACGAATGTCGGCAAGAAGGTCAAGTAGTGAGGGGAGGTGAGTGGTCGGGGGAGGCAATCCCTCCCCCGACCTCCCATCATGCTCCAAATCCTTCGGAAGAAATCGTTTGAGAAACTTGTAACGAAGTTTTCGGAGTTTATTCTCCGCCATGTTCGCACTTACCTTACTATCTTCGTCGGCAAGGATATCGCAGACATTCTTCCTCTACGCCTTCGTCTTTTTCATGTCAGGCTGTTTGGTCAAGATTTCATGCTTTATGCTATCGTTACGATGAAAGAGCAGCAACCTGACACAAGTTATGTTTTTAAAGCCGATTTGGGAACGATAAAATTTAGCGGAAAAGAATTGCGGGTCTGGGTTATCGCAAAGACTGTGGAAGACATGATTGAAGACTTGAAGAAACTTGCTGCAAAGTTAGGTGAGCGTGTATGAGTAGCAGAATGGATATTTTAGTCTACACGCTAAATCGGTTTCCCGAACTTGAACAAACTTACAATCAAAGTGAAATTGCTATTTTCGTTGCTGTCGCAAAAGATTTAATTGAGCGATACATTGGTGGGATAGTTTTCCATGCGATTTTGACCCGAAAATTTGTTGTATTTGAAGGCTCAATTTTAATTCCGACGATTAAACTTAACGAAGTGCAAAGCGTTCAACTTCTGTATCCTTACGACAATTTGGCGGTTAACATTCAAGATTTGCAAGTTTTTGAAAACGGGTTAGTTAAAATTCCTTATCCTATTACGGGATATGCTTCAGTAACTTTTGATGCGGGATATGACGAAAATGAATTACCTCTGGATTTAATAGAGGCTGCAGCGCAAATAACTTATCATATCGCTAATTTGAACCCACAACTTGCTTCCGCAAATGTCGGTAATGTCTCCATGCGTTTCACTGAAACCTCAATCCCGCCTTCCGCTAAGGAGATACTTGACCGCTATCGGTTGGGGTTGTAACCCTCGTTTAATTGGTTGTGGGGTGACTAAAAATGTTGCGCAAAATAACCGCAACTTGGAAGCGGAAGGTGACCCAAGACACCGCCAGCGGAATGGAGTTATCCGTGCAAACCGTCGGAACGGTTATGGGATATCTTCTTCCACTTCCTGCGCAGGTTAGAGCGACGATGGTTGTATCGGGAGAATTGATTGAAGCGCTTTTCCTTTCGCTCTCCCCGATTGACGATATGCGTGCGGGAGACTTA